TGCTGGAAGGCGGTAGGGATCTAAATTATCCAAATCCTTTTTGCACACCCTCAAGCCCGGACTGTTTGGATCCGAGTACAGATCTGCTATTGACATTTTAATGCTGCATCGGTCGCAAATACCGATACCATATGTCGATTTGCCGGTTGGGTCGTACCAGATACTCATCGTGTGTAAATAGAAATATTTGGGGTGAAATAAATAGGGGAGTTGTCCCGCTCTTCCATCTCCGCTTCGCTCAAAGCTCGCAAAGCCTTCTGGTCAAGAACTTGGACATATCCCGGCTCAACCTGCGGAAGCTCCTCAGCCAAACGAGCAGCCAGCAAGTAAACAATTGCCTCATACCAACGTTGCGGCACATCAATCTCTTGTGTCAACGTCCCAACGTCCATAATGTATCGTTTTGCATAGGTCACAACCTGACCAAGCGACTGTGCTGAGTCTGGGACAGGCCAGACATACATCACGGGCTCATTTAGAGTTCGGTCAAGCCAAAATTGGAGCGGCTTGCCAGTAAACGTCTTATTCGGCAGATTTGAGTAGCTGTCACGGTTTAGGCGAGCCATCATGATTTCGTTTGGGGTGTTCCCAACCAAAACATCAGTTTGGCTTAATGTGCCGCCCGGAGCCACCACCCGAAAATACTGCGTGGCAACGCTGCCATCAATATCAACCCAAGTCCACTCCCCTGCGATCTGACCCGGATCTGAAACGCTTTTGACCGTTGTCCATGACACATTATTGGTGCTGACCTGCAAATTAAATGCAGCAGATGCACCAGACCAAAGGATTCCAACGGTAGTGACAATTTCGGAAGTTCCAAGGTTAAACGTAACCCGATCCGCAGCCACCGTCTCAGAGGTTGGTGTCAGGTACTGGATGGTGCGGTAATTGGTATTAAGCAGGTCAACAATGCCGTTGCCCACAGGAACAGCCGCCTCGTTCTCATAGAGGGGCAGGATGAGCTTATCAATACACCAGAGTTGAATGCCGCGATTGGCAAGGCTTGACAGGATGAGGTACAGGCTCTCCTGAGCGACCGTCATCTGCTCACCGCCCACCGTTTCAGGCGGCAGGCGGCATTTACGAAACGCATGGTCAATGACCTTGCGCGTATTAAAAATAGTTTGCGAGACTGTTCCAGAAACTGCCACTTTTCTCTCCTATAAGCCGCAGTTCGCCGGGTGCCAGCGATCTCAAGTGACTACATTATAAGTTGCCTGTTTAATATTTAGGGGAGCGATTAAAAGTTGGAACCCCTCCTTTTACCTTCCCGCCTTTCTTCATTGCTCTCCCAGCGTTTGCAGCAACCGCTCTACCGACAGGCTGCATAATGTTTTTTGCCGTTTTTATAGTATTCCCGGCGGTATTCATTGCGCTTTTCATAAAGGAATTATTATTTGTCGGCTTATTCATTGAACTAACAGCCTTGCCAATAGGCGGCAAAACGTTTTTTGCGGTTTTTATGGTGTTCTCGGCAGCACCCAAAATGCCTGAAATTTTGGGCGGTAACCCACCTTGCGCCATTTTTGTCATTGGCTTACCGGGGTGCAAAGCCTTCTCATGCTTATGGACGGCCTTGGCAATAACCTTCTTGTCCATAGCAACGTCAGAATGCACCGCGCCGCCCTCTTTTTTACCCATTACAGTATCGTAGGCAGAGCGAGCGCCCTCACCGATCTTACGGGGGATATACATTAAGGCGTCCGCCATAGCGCGTCGATCAGCCTCGTTCTCCATACGCTCACGCTCATAATGCTGGCGCTCGGCGTCACGCATCTGGCGATCCATCTTCTCGCCGCGAGCCTGCTCCATCATCATGCGCTCACGCTCAGTCATTTGACCAGCGCCACGCTTCGCAGGAGCCGCATTTTTGGCCTTGGCGTTTTCCTTGACCATCTGACGGACTTCCCCGCCATCAGCGTAGCAAGCCTTGCCGCCCTTCTTATATGGACGCTGCTCACGCTTTTGGATCATCTCAAAGGAATCCCTTGTCTCGGAATCCAAGTCGCCCATAGCGGCTTTTGCGCGGTCACGGAGCGACATTCCACGGCGGTCGGGGCCACGCATCTGGCGAATACGGTCATCAACCGCCTGACGGCGCTTGGTAAACTCATCACGGCTTAATTCTTCGTTGTTGTGGAAATATTTGCCGTCCTTTTCACGGAAAACATTGTCCGAAGGCGGGTTGTAACCACCCTCTTGATACTTTGCTTTGCCGCCATTCTTCATGCCAACCATCTCGCGCTCTTCATGCTTGATGATTTTGGCGGGAGCGCCAGCCTTTTTAAGCAATGCAATCTCTTTTTTGACAATCGCCTCGGGCTCGCGCTTCATTCCAACCAATTTTGCTGATTTTTCGCCCTTTTTGGCGTCTCCACCGTCTTTGTAGCCAGCAGCCTTCTTCTCAGACATGGCAATAGCCATTGCCTGCTTCGGATTTTTGACGATTGGCCCCTTTGCTGAGCCAGAATGCAGGTCGCCACGCTTAAATTCGCCCATAACCTTGGCAACCTTGGCCTGACCCTTGGTTTCGGCCTTTCCGCCGCGAGCATAGCCGCTAATTGATGGGCGAGCCGTCGGTGCTGGGAAGGAAAACTCACCATATTTGAGTTTGCTCATGATTTTTTGCCCTTCTGCGCCATGCGCATATTGTCTATAAGGTTTGGATAGGGTCTTCCGGCGGCTTTTGCAGCCTTCTTAGCAGCCGACTTCTGCCCAGACGAGAGCTTTTTAGGCTCCGGCAGGTCATCAGGGCGCGGCTTATCCCAAGGTGCCTTGACTTTGCCGCCCTTTTTAAACGCCATTTTCTGTCCAATCATGTCAGCAGTCCCATTTCCGCAGTGCTTTATTGATACGGGAATCTGGATCACGCGCCGTCTCAGCAGAAGTCAGCTTGGACTTCATGCCTTCCATGCGTGAGCAGAACGACTTTCTCCTTGCCGCCTTGGCAGGGCTCTTTGCCGCAGCATCCTTAGACACTGGCGGCTTTAAATTACTGCCAGTCGCTCGATTGTAAGCGTCCCGACCGGCTTGACTCAAGCCACCCTCGGGGTTCTTGTGCTTGGCAGTCAGATTAACTTGACCACCTTTTGCAAAGTGCCAACCTTTAATGATTGCCATAATTAAGTCCAAGCGCCAATTTCTGTATCAGTATTTCGATCACCAGCAGGCCATAGCGAAACATAAGATCCAGAAGCAATGGTTACGGAAGTTCCGACAGCAGTCAATGCAAAAGAAAAATCTACAACGCCAGCAACGTTTACATCAAACGATCCCCTGATCCTAACAACAAAAGATCCAGCGGCAGCACCAGAAGCCGCCGTCACAGTCACCAGTGTATTAATGCTTCCGGTTTTAAAATCTCTCATCATGCTGGAAGCAGTAATTGATGTTGTTGCAGCAGCAAAGAATGAATCAACTAAATATTGATGCTGCGAAAAAGTTGCACTACCTGCCGTAGCCGTATTTAACGCATACTGCAAAGACTTTGCGGTTGCTGCGGTGTTGGCAACGGTAGCAATAAGCTCGTACTGGTATCTAGTGTTTGCCTGAACGCTTGCAACCTTTGGGAAAAACGGCTGAATGGTGGTAATAGCGCCATTACCAGTTGAGTTTGCATTTAACTGAAATATTTGCGGCGCCTGAATTACACCCCTTTGCGTACTATTAGGAGTGAAAAACAAATTCTTTCCGTCATACTCCATTGCGCCAGCAAATGGCGTAGTCAACAAACTTCCAGAGTCAAAATCTATTGGAGCAACTGCGGTTGTGCCAGCGCCAGCATGAATCCATGCGGTAGCATCTGGTAGCGTACCAGCACCAAATGGTTGAGGTGTGTAAACAACATTACCAATACGAAGTTTTTCTGTTGCCGCCGCGCCAGCGGACATCGTCAAAATTTTAAAATCAAAAACTTCGTTGGTAGAGGAAACGCTTGTTGCCTCCGCACTTAAAACAACACCAATTTCCGTATTGGTCGCCGATGTTTCAACCTCAAATTCTACTTGACCACCAATACCGTTAGCTGGCGTTATTGACGATGTTCTGCTAATTCTTGCTACAGGAACAGCCGTTGCCGTATTGTTTTCAAATAACGCACTTAAAGTTCTTGCAGGTGTGGTGGTTCCAACGCCCAATCGCTTGTCGCTGGTAATGCGCATGACTTCAATACCAGCGGTGCCAGCATTCATGACGGAGAACGCCATATCAAAATCTGGCGATCCTCCAATTGTCGTAGCCTGCGTATAAATAGCGCCACCCAACTCAGTGTTGCCAGCAGATGTTTCTGTAGCAAACTCAATTGCGGTGCCAATACCAATTGCCGGAGTGGAGCTTGGGTTTGTCAGGTGCGTAAATCTTGCAACGGAAACAGCACCAGCAGTGGTTCCATCTTCAGTAACAACGTCCAGCGTTGTGTTTGGAGTTGAAGTATTTATACCAAGTCTTGCACCAAGCTCTACGGTTGAACCAGTGCTTCGCAGGCGCATCCTCTCAGCAATTGCCGCGCCCTCATTCATCAGACTAAAGACCATATCAAAGTCTTCTGCGGCTGCGGTCACAGTTCGAGCAATGACATCTATTGCAGCGCCGACCTCGTTGTTTCCTGTTGCTGTCTCAACCTCAAACGCAATACCTGTTCCAATGTTTGCGCCCGGAGATCCGGGTGAGGCTACAGTGTGCGTAAGCTGAAGCGTTCTAGTGACGCCAGAGCTTGCTGAGTCGTCAACGGCGGCATGAATAGTTAAGTTGGGGGTTGTGGTGCCAACGCCCAGCTTTTTGTTCACAAGCCGAGCGACTTCCCCGTTTGCGCCAGAATTTAGTAACTTGAATGCAAGCGCAAAAGTTTCTGTTCCAACGCCGACATCAGTTGTTATTGCCTGCACTTGAGCGCCAACAAAGCTGCCAGAGGTGTTGACCTCTGTCTCAAAGTCCATGCCAACGCCAAAGCCAACTGCCGGAGTAACCGCCGTTGTGTCATGGACAAGCGTTGCTGCTGTAGCTACGGTGTTTGTTGCGGAGTCCTCCACAAACAAAGACGGAGCATTTGAGGTAAACGTCTTTAGCTGGTTTGCAGTTAAGCGAACAGAGATAGATGACTGAACAGATTCAAACTGCTCAGATCCCGTAAGGGCTGTGCCTAGCGGTAACCCCGGTATGGTTATATAAGCCATGATCAGCCGTAAGTCTTAATGACTTCCATTACGATTGAGTAGGTATCGCCAGCCGACACATCTAGCGTGGTGAATGTAATGTCGCCAGTCTTTCCTGTGCCAGCGTTGTTTGGGATGCCTCCAAACATACTGTAATCCATAAAATAACTACTATTTTGCGGGATGGCAATAATCATTACAGGGGTTGATGCAGCATACTGCAACTCAACTTGGCAACCATGAACTTGATACCAGATTCGATTTAACTTACACCCAGTACAGGCCAATGCGCCTTGAGGGTTTAGAGTAGATACATCAACTTTAACTACATTAGTTTCTGCGGTATCAACCAGACCAGTAACTTTAATAATAGCCAAACGCTCTCCATCAAGGATGGTTTGGCTTGTGAGTACGTTTGGCATTAATAGCTCCTAAGTAAGACGGGAGCCGAAGCCCCCGCCGTCTAATTACGCTTGAGTTACGCCAAGAGCGCCAACGCGAGTGGCATTTGGCCCAACAGCAATTGCTGGCAACAGTATTCCCATCACTGTACGAACGATACCGTTCGATGAAGTGGCAGGGGTATATGTGCCGCGAACGTCACCAGTAGTGGTTGTGGCAGTATTGGTGTCAGCCGCCACAAACGTACCAGCATCTTGCGCCAAGGTGTTGTTGCTCTTAACGCTTGCCACATAAGCCACGTTAGGAACGCGAACTGGAATACCCAACACATTGGTTGTGCCAACAGTCA